GACGTGCTCCACTTCAAGAACGTGTTCCTGACGGAAGATATGTACATGGGCATCCCAACCATCGACTATGCTTTCAAGACGCTGACCATTGCAGCCACCGGAGACGAACAGGCATTGCAGGATATGGCGAAGGGTGGAAAGCACAAGATACTCATCCAGGAGCAGAAAGAGCCAACCATGGGAACCCGTGGACGAGTGAGCCCCGACGAGCTCCGCAAGACTGCCAAGATTTTCTCTCAGGACTGGCAGGCTAACGATGTGGTGATACTCGACAACGTGGCCGACGCGAAGATCATCAGCCAGACAGCCCAACAGTTGCAACTGCTGGAGCAACGCGGATATTCTGACGAAGCACTCTGCCGACTGATGGGTGTGCCCAAGATTATCGCTATTGTTGGCGATGGCGGCGGCAACTATCGTATGCCGGAACATGCCACGCAGGAGTTCCTGCTGCGTACCATCCAGCCGCGAATCCGTGAGCATGAGGACGAGCTGAACTCGAAACTGTTGACACCGGGTGACTTCGGCAAGCGCAGAATCCACGTCTGCGAACTCGCTCTGAAGCGACTCGACGCAAAGGGACAGGCAGAAATCGACAAGCTGCACCTGGAGTCCGGATGGAGTGTCAACGAGATACGCAGCCAGTACGACCTGCCCAACATTCCCGACGGCGACGACCACTACGTCTCCATGAACCTCGGTGTGGTAGGCTCTCCGAAACTGAAGGAAAGCGCATCAGGTGGAAGACCTGCCGAGAGCAACGGCGAAGACGATGGTAAACCCCAACCACAAAAATGACCGATATATAGAACCAATTTTTCAAAAAAGAATATGGATGCAAAGAAACGAGAAATCAGAACCATTGACTGCCAGCTGGCCATTAGAGAAGCGGCTGAAGGTCAGGAGGGCGAGTCTCGCACCATCACAGGGCGTGCCATCGTTTTCAACGCTGAAAGCGAGGTACTCGATGACTGGGGCGAAAGATTCCGCGAAGTGATTCTGCCGGAAGCTGTCACAATGGAGTTCCTGAATACGCAGGATGTGAAGATGAACATGCTGCATGAAAGGGAACTGACCATTGCACGCTGCAACAAGGGCATAGGCTCTATGCGGTTGGCAGTTGACGAGCAGGGTGTTACCTTTGAATTCGAGGCACCCAAGTGCGACATCGGCGACCGCTGTCTGGAAATGGTACGTCGTGGCGACTACTCTGGCTGCTCGTTCGAGTTCTACCCCAAGGACTACGATGTGGAGCGCACCAAAGGCGCGGACGGCAAGGATGAGGTCATCATCCGCCACAAGAGCTTTGAGTTCCTGAGTTCCCTTACAATAGGGATGGATCCGGCATACAGACAAACTACTGTCAACGCCCGCGAAATGGACAAGCTGACACCGGACGGCAAGCGTGAGGCACAGGAGGCTGAAAAAGCCAAGCGCGAGGCCGAGGAGAAAGCACTGGAGGAAGCCGCACAGCGTGCTCGCCAGTTGCGACTGATGAGAATGAAAATCAACTTTTAATATTAACTAAATGTTTTCTGTTATGAAAAAAATGACAAAAGACGAACTTCAGGTTCGCAACCGTGAGATTCAGGACAGACTGTCCGAACTCAACGATGTCGCTGTACGCGAAAAGCGCAACTTCACCGAGGAGGAGCAGCGCGAGTGGGACAACCTCAGCCGTGAGAGCGAGCTGAACACACGCGAGATTACATCGCAGATGACATCTGAGGAACTTGCCAAGCACCGCGAGGTAGTTTCTAAGGGTGAGCAGCTCCGTGAGTATTTCAAGCAGGTACGCCAGGGTAAGGCTGACCGCGAGATCACTCTCTTCCCCGCCTCTCTGGGCTCCACGAGCAACATCACCGAGTCTGGTGCTATCTCTCTGAGCATCCATGAGATGATTCCCACCCTGCACGAAGGTCTTGACCTGCCTGCATCTCTGCGCATCGTGACTGGTGTCACTGGTGACGAGATTTGGCCCGTCAGCCTGAACGATGTAGAGATGGAAGAGGTCGAAGAGGTTGCCAGCCTGAACGACCAGGTGCTCGACTTCGGCAACATCAAGCCGACCATGCGTCGCGTTGGTCTGACTATTCCTGTCAGCAACATGGCCATAGACAACGCTGCCTTCGACCTGTTGGCATTCGTTCAGACCAAGTTCACCTTGGCTCTGCGTATCTACCTGGCCAAGAAGATCTACTCTCAGGCTTCCTGGACTGGTAACAAGGGTCCGTTCTCTGGTCTTACCAAGGCTGGCGACATCGAGATCGGTGCAAACGCTTACAAGAACATTCTGAAGGCTGTTGCCAAGTTCTCTGACAAGGGATTCTTTGAGGGCGACGTGGTTATCGTCATGGACCGCGAGACCGAGGCTGAGCTGAAGGCTACTCCGCTCATCGCTGGTGCTGCCGGTGGCTTCGTCGTACAGAACGGACGCTGCGCAGGCTATCCCTACGTGGTAACCCACTACCTGAACACCACCCTGGACGGTAATAACAAGCTCGTTCCCACCACCAAGAAGTTCATCGGCTTCGGTTACTTCGAGTGGTTCGCTCTCCAGCAGCACGGCGACGTTCGTATGATTACGGACATATACACTGGTGCCAAGAAGGGTGTCGTTCAGATCACTCTGAACACAGCTTGGTCTATGACCGACCTGTCTAAGAAGATCAACGGTGCCAATAACGTCACTCAGGCATTCGCTCTGTATGAGGTAACCGGAACGGAGTCTTCATCTGAAATCTGATCTTACTCTCACTGCCTTCTTTCTGGGTGATTTTTTCATGGTTCGCCACCACGGGCTGCCCCGATGCAACAGCAAAGGTCGTCGGCCCGTGGTCCCCAGGAAGAATTTGAAAAAATAACACGAAACACAGATAGACTATGAGTCTTGAAACCGACAGCATATTCATTGCAGCCATCTCCAGCAACGCGGAACTGATGGCAGAGTTGGGAAGGACGAGCAAGAAACCTGCCCGCCTCTACTCAACGGCCATTCCGCTGCCCGATGACAAAGCCGACAATGAGCCGGTGCCGTTCGTCATCGTCTCACTGGACGGACTGACCAACGACCAGACCACCAAGGACGACCCCTATGAGTCTGACAGTGATCAGGTGAACATCGGCATCATGGTGGCGGCAAGCAATCGCGCAAAGCTGGCAACCCTCGCGAAGATGATTCGGGACACAGTGCATCAGTACATGATGGACAATGAAACGCCCGTAGAGGACTACCAGTTCAGTGCCGAGGCCGTTCAATACGACTCGCTGAAGCCATGCTATTGGCAGGCTCTCGTCTATCAGTGTGACGTAATTAACACAACAAATAACGACAACGATGAGCAAGATTAAAGGTCAGAATTTCAGATTGATGATGGCCGGAAGTGCCGTACCCGAGGAGACCAACGTCAGCATCACGCTGACAGGTAACGCCGAGGATACCAGCACCAAGGACACCGAAGGACTCTTCACGCAAGAGACCATTGTATCGACGGCATGGTCCGCACAGGTAGACTCCTACCAGGCAGAACCCAGCCAGCTACGCGCAATCATCACGACATTCATTGCGGCCACTGAGGTAGCTGTTGGATGGGATCAGACCACAGGTGCAGCAGGCACCCAGAACCGAACCCCAGCCAACGCCAACTTCAAGCGCAGCGGCCAGGCTCTGCTGAATGATTTCACGATGCAGTTTGACGACCGCGCCACCGTTAATGTTTCATTACAATTCCAGGGAACAGGAGCCCTCAGTTAATAGCGTATGAAAAAAGGACAATACTATCGACTGCTGTTGTCAACCACTGCAAACCCCACGAAGGTCATTGCAGCAGCCAAGACCATGAGTCTCCACGGCTCAGCGCAGACTGAGGAAAGTTCTACCAAGGACACCACAGGCGACGCTCTGGAATATGATGTTGTCGGCCAAAGCTACGATATTACGGGCAGCGGACTGGTGCTCACGCCATCCGATTCGCTGAACACCGGAGCAAACGGCTTGAACGACATGGAAGGATATGTGCAGGACACTATGCTGTACTGGCGCATCTGCTTGATGGAAGGAACTAACAACCGCACGGTTGTCGAGGAAATCGCGCACGGAACCTGCAAATGCACCCAGTTGCAGATGCAGGGGCAGAACAAACAGAACGCATCCTACAACTATACGTTGAACGGTTACGGCGCGATCGTAGTAGGAACCGCTCCTTCAAACGATTAATACATTCCCCACCCGCCCTGCACTTTATCAATTCGTGGAGGGCGGGTTTTTCATCGAACTAAACACCCGGAAAAATGACAGACGAAAAAATCATCACCATCAACAGCATCGATGTCAGCATGCGCTATTGCGCAGCGGCTGAGACCGGCTACGAGCAGCTGGCGCATCAGTCATCCGACATCTTCTCACCCGTCATCGAAAAAGACGAGGAAGGAAACAAGAAAATAACCAGCAAAGCAACCACCGACGACTGGATTAAGCTGGGCATGGCCGCCATCATCGCCGCATACGCCAGGAACGGGCAGAAGCCACCCATCACACCGGCCTACATCATGTATGATGCACAACCCGACGAGGTGCGACAGATCATCAGCACGGTCATTGAGTTGCGCAACCAGTGGTATGGCATTCCATCGACCATTGAGGCGACAGAATTCAACGATCAGAATCAGAGCAAGAGACGCAAGTCAAAAAACGCCCAACCGCCTACGGAAACTACCAGAGATTCGTAGGTGAGATAGGTATTCCAAGGCGTGAATATCTTTACGAACTGGAATACTGGGAACTGGTACTGATTGAGCGCGGATATAACCGCCGCAACATCCTAACGCATCAGCTGCTGCGCATTGCAGCCTATGGCTCATTCCACTGCATGGCAGGTGACCGAGAAGGGAAAGGACCCGAAGGCTGGCTTCCGCTATACTTCGACAAATATAAGGACCTTGACGACGAAGAACCGCTGTCAGACAATGAGATTGACGACATGCTCAACGAAATCAAGGCAATCAATGAGGCGCACCCATAGGATGCGCTTTATTTTTTCAGTTCCTCCGCAATCTTCTCAAAATCATCGTACACATCCTTCGCCAACACCTTCGCATACCGCTGTGTCTGCGTGATGTTGGTGTGGCCCATCATCCTCGAGACGTTTTCAATCTTGGCACCCTTCGACAGCATCCACGTGCCAAACGTATGACGGCCCATGTGTGAGTGCAACTTCTCAATACCTATCACCATTCCGATAGCCTTCAACATCTGGTTATATCGCTGGTTGTTCATCTTGGGAACCTGCCACCCGTTACGCTCCAGCACTTCAACAGCAGGAGGCAACAACATGCTAACATAAGGCACGCCCGTCTTGATACGCTCACCGATGAAACGCCACTTGCCGTCAACTTCCCTGTATTGGCTGATGTCAAACCGTTGGGTGTCACTATACGCAAGACCTGTGAACATCTGAAAAATAAAAAGGTCACGGGCGAGTGCAGCCTGGGAACCACGCACTGGTGTCAACTCCATCACCTTCTTCATCTGTTCTTCAGTCAGATAGTCAACGCTGTCACGCTTTGCACATCGGAACTCACCACGCAGCCGGTCGTATGGATTGGCTTGTATTCGTCCCATCTTCAATGCACGGTTCAGCATTGCACGCAAGCTCTTGTGATAT